GGCGGTGGCCCATTGGAGCGCCGCCGCCGAACGATGCCGTGGTGTAGAGCCTGCGGTGCGGGTTCTGGCCGCGAGCCACGTTCGTGATCGCGGACCACAGCCCCGAGCAGTCGTAGCCGACGGGACCAACACCGCCCCAGATGTAGGGCTTGCCGACCTGGCCCCGAGCGAAGGCTGCGCCACGCATGATGTTCACGCGCCCGCCTGCACTAAGGTTGCGGAAGGCTTCCAGACTGCCTCCAACGGCCTCATTCGCCCCCTGGATCATGTTGAGGGCGCCGCTTCGAGCAATCTGACCCACACCGTGAGCAGTGCGGTCGATGCCGTTCCAAGGGTAGTCGGGGATGTCTGGCACGTCCCCGGCACCGAAGAACCCTCCGCGATCGAACGCAGCGTCGGGCTCCAGGCCAAGACGACGCCCGGTTTCACGCCAGATAGCGATGCTTCGCGGGCGCTTCGACGGGGCCAACGGAATGAAGGCCTCGCCGTGGGTCTCGGGCTCGGCCCACTGGACCAGGCCACGGCCGCTAACAGGACTCTGGATCTTGGCGCTTTGCGGCAGTGTCCCGCCGTTGGCGAAACTGTAACCGCCTCGGATGCTGCCGTCGGCGTTGCTGCTTGTCCGGGGCAGGCGCGGAGAACCGGCCACTCCGGGGAGTCCCGTTCCGAATCCCCTGAGCATTCGCTCTAGGGGATTCAAGCCATCTTTCAGGGCCTGAGCGTAGGTGGCACCCACCGCTCTGACGTCGTTGGTCTTGTCCGTCAGAGACTCGACAAGAGCGTCGGCCCCATCAACCCCTGCCTCGTCCAACACGTACACAAGGTCTTGCAGAGAACCGTCGGAAGTTTCAACCCAGCCTGCGATGGCCTCAGCGATGTCTCCATCGGCGTCTTCGAGGTTGGCAAGCAGCAGTTTCACTGCCTCATCTCCACCGGCATCGTGGATCTGAGCGAACGTATCCAGAGCCTCCTCGGTGTCTACATTGAGTTGGTCTTCAAGGTACTTGACGACCTCATGGCCGCCTCTCCTGAGCGACTCAAGGATCTCTTCAGCAGACTCGTTGCCGTACTCGTCGAAAAGATCCACCGTCACACGAAGCGCAGTCTCGATGTCCATGTTCATGTCACCGAGGGCCTGCACCGCAGTGATGTTGGCCTTATCGAAAGCGTCTCGGACCTCACGCTCGGTCATGCCAAGGCCCTCGGCCAAGGCATCCACCGTGTCGTCCGAGATGTGTCCCGTGGTGCTCACAAGAAGAGCGCCAGCGTCCTTCAGAGCGTAGAGCGCATCACGGCCAGCAGTGCTGCGGATCTCCTGCTCTCGCTCATAGCCCTGCTCCAGTTCCTCGACTGAAGCATCAGCCAGTTCAGCAGCGAGCGCAGGCTCTTCCCGCATTCTCATGGCCCAAAACGCGGCCACGTCCTCGTTGGTGCGGTCTCGAATGTCGTTGACAGTCTCGCGGAACTGCTGCTCGTTCTCCAAGACCTCATCCTGGGCCTTGAGGAACTCTTCAAGGCTGGCCGCTACGTCTGGACCATCCTCGATCTCGCTGTTGATCTCGGCCATGTTCTCGCGGTAGAGGGACATGGGATCCTGCGTCTGCGTGAAAGCAGTCGCAATGTCCCTGACCGACTGGTCGAGCATGTTGAAGTCTTCAGTAGACTGCAACACCAACTCGTTCAGGGCAGACTGCTCTTGCGTGAGGCCTTGAGCATTGTTGGCTGCCCGCTCGAAGTCCACGCCACCCAGAGCAAGGCCCTGGTTGCGCAGGGACTCCGTGAAGTTGTCCCACTCGGGAGTCATGGCCTGGGCCACGCCTCGGATCTGACGCAAAGCCCCTTCCGCAACCCCGGCCTCCTTGGCCAGGGTGTACAGTTCCCAGTGGGCAGCAGCCATTGCCTCTTCGGTCGAGGCTCCGGCCGCCATCGCCTCGGCACCAGCGACAGCCATGCTCTCGCCCCAGTCCCGGCCAACGACCTCGGCCTCCACGAAGGAGTTCGCAATGCCCTCCATCGTGTCGATGGTCTCGTTGCCGAAACGAAGAACACCGTCACGGCCGGCTGCGCCATGCTCCATCTCGTGAGCGTACTGCTCCATCGCATCCGTCGCATGACGGAAGGCGTAGGCAGTGTTCTCCGACCAAGCCTCCAGATGAGTTGTGTCGAAGGTGCCGTCGATGGCACGCTCAAGTTCGGGCAGGTTCTGTCGGGCCATCTGCGAGATCAGAGTGGCCTGATCTCGCACCTGGTCGCGCTGGTCGTTACCAATGAACGGGATGCTGCTGAACGCACTCACATTGTCGCTCAGGCGGCTCATGTCCCGCTGGAACTGGACCATCGTCTCGTGGTAGGACTGACCCAACTCAAGATCAAGGCTGATCCCGAGGTCAAGACCAACAGCGTTCTCCAACTCACGAAGAACCCGTTCGATCTCCTCCGGCTCGGCACCGCGCATCTCCATCTCCATGACGATGCGCCGCGCAGTGATGTTGCGGGTCATGGCGTCCATCTCGCGGAGACCTTCGATGATCTCCTCGTTGGCCTCTCGGAACCCGGGCATCGGGTCCTCAATCTCGCCCAGTTCCCCCAGACTGTCCAGCGCAATGTCTGCCGACATCGCCAGATCGTCCACGGCCCGGGAAGAGTCGATGAACCCCGAGTTCGTGAGCCCAACGGCCCACTGGAGTCCCTTGAACACCCCATAAATCGCCATAATCGGGAGCAGAGCCTTGGCAAACGCGATACCTGCAACACCGACCATCTTGCCCGCGCCCTTGATAAGGCGCCCAGCAGTCTGGGCCGTGGTGCCCAGCCGGAACAACTTGCCCTGGAGCATGGACATCGGACCCGTGCCCGCCACTGCACCAGCAGCCAGACGGTTGGTGGACACCATCGAAGCAGCGAACGACTTCTGCGCCCCGGTGGCAATGGCCAGGTGGCGGGCCTGCAACTGAAGGGCAGCCACGTTGGCAGACTTCGCAGCCGTGGCCTGGTGCTGCACAGCCACGTTGCGGGCGACTGCGGCAGCGTTGAGCGCCGTCGCGCCCGTGGCGTTGTTCCACGCAGCGGTCAGTCGGGGAAGGATCCCACGAAGGACCTGGAACGGGAACACCATCAGGGCAGCATTGCCGCCGACGATCAGCGCGACGGCCGAGAGCCCCGCAAGGGCAAGCACACTATTCTGGACGAAATCAGGCAGTTCGCCAAAGGCCTCCATTGCACCAGTGACGAAACCGAACATCGCGGAGAACGCCGGGGCCAGTCGCTCACCGATCCCGATGGCAACCTCGTTGATGCGGTTGCGGAACATCTTGAACCGAGAATCAAGCGTCGAGAACCGCTCCTCGGCCTCGGTCGCACGGGCGTTGTTCGCGGCGTGCGCATCCCGCGAACGCAGCAGCGCGTCTCGGGTCAGATCACCGGCACCGGCAAGCGCCAGGAACGTCTGCGTGATGCGGACGTTGTTGCCGAAGAGGTCCGTCATGATCGAGTTGGCCTCTTCGCCTGCGTAGCCAAGACCCTCGATGAACTCGACAAGAGCCATCGCCGGATCATCGGCCCACAGGGCCTGGAACTCGTCGGCGGTCATGCCCACAACGTCGGCCATGTACTCCATCTCGGGGCCTGCCGCGTTGACAGCCTCCATCATGGTGAACAGGACGCGCTGGAAGGCAGTACCGCCGCGCTCGGCGCGAGTACCCGTCGCTGCCATTGACGCAGAGAACGCAGCCAGATCTTCGCTGGCCATGCCCACAACCTGACCAGCAGCGGCGCCCCGCTCCATGAAGCGGACGATCTCGTCCTCGCGCGCGGCCATGTTGTTACCAAGATCAACGACAGCAGAAGTCATTCGACCAATGCCCTCGTCGTCCAGGCTTTCGTTCATGACGTTGGCGATACGCGCGAAGGAGATTGAGGCCTGCTCGGCCGTCAGGTTGGTAGCGACGCCCATCTCGGCCATGATCTGCGTGAACTCTGCGATGTTCTCTGTGGGCACGCCCAACTGACCCGCAACACCGGCAACCTGGTTCAACTCATCCACGGCAATGGGCGCCTCGGTGGCAAGTTGACGGATCTCGGCGTTGAGGTTCTTGTACTGGTCCTCGGTGGCCTCGGTGGTCTTGCGAACCAGGGCGAACGAGTCCTCCATCTGACTGAAGGCACGAACGCTCAGCCCGGCCGCGCCAAGGATCATGGTGCCCATGAGCATCGCCTGGCGCCCCAGCATCTGGAACCCGACGAAGCCCGCATAGGACTCGAAAGAGCCGTGCATGGCGCCAGCGTTCCTCCTGGCGTCCTTGAAGCCAAGGCTCATGGCAGCAGTGCCAGCAGCAACGCCTGCGGCCATCTGCCCGGCGCGCTGACGGGTTCCCATCATGACGCCGCCCAGGTTATTGTGCAGGGCGTAAGAGCGTCCGATGGCCTGGTTGTGGAGGCCGACCTGTCGGTTGGCGACAGCAAGACGGCCACCCATGAGCCTCGCCCCTCCGGCAAGGCCCTGGGTGGCCGTCGCTGCTGACCTGATGCCACGGCTTGCAGAAGCGGCCTGGGTCCCCAGCGCCTGCGTACCTGCGGCTGCCGCACCGAACGACCGACTCATGGTGGTGTTAGCACGCGCGACCGACGAGGCCGCCCGCCCAACAGTCTGCTCCACCTGTCCCATTGCACGGGTGAACTGTCGGGCGTCGGCGCTAATCTGAACATTGAGTCTGCGCTCGGTGGACATACACCATCCTTTACTTGTTCTCGGCAATCAAGGTTGCGGCCGGCTTCAACGTGACGTATAGGCCAGCCTTGTTACCGGCCTCCTCTTGGATGGCTTCTTCTTGCGACTGGATCAACTCACAGCCCCGGCAGCGCCTGACCTCGGGAGAGTAGGCGTATCGGTCCTCTTCCCACTCTTCCGGGGACGTGCCGCACCGGGAGCAGTGTTGCATCTCGTGAATGCGGAACGCGATGGTCTTGTCCTGGTCGTCTTCATCCCAGGACAGGAACTCGCTGTGCGGGATGCCGTAGTCGTCGCAGATCTTCATCTCCAGACGAAAACGGCTGTCCCGCTTTAGGCGTTTCCCTGAGTCTCCACCTTGTTCTGCGTGTTCACGGACCAGGCCGCCATCGCCAACTGGTCGAACTCGGTCGAGTTCCAGTTGTCGTAGAAGTGAATGGCGTCCTCATGAGAAATCTCGGGCTCAACAGCAGAGGCAGCGATCAGCGCCGGGAGGAACTCCTCGGTGTTCAACTGATCCTGCTCCTCGTACACGGTCTCGCCGGTCTTCCGGTCCTTGACCTCGTTACCGTTGTCGTCCACCTTCGGAGCCTTCTCCTTGTAGGTGAACTTCTCCACGAGATCCGCGTACTTGCGGCGGCCCACAGACTGGAACACGACGCTCAACGTCTCGTCGCCACTCTGGATGTAGGCGGTGCGTCGCAGCGGCTTCTTCTGGATCAGATCGTCCAGCGACGCCCGCCGCGCGCTCTCCTGGGCCTGGGCCTGCTGCGCACTCTTGCTGTTGGTCTTCGATGCAGCCATGTTCGTCTCCCTTTCGTTCTCTCCCGGTTCTCTCCCTGGGAAGAAAAGGGTGGCCCCGGGCGGGAGAGAGGACCCGGGGCCACCCGCCCTAGATCAGGGCAAGGTGTAAGTCTTAGACGGGAACTTCGCCGTCCTCAAGCGGCGGGGCGTACACCGACGCCTCGACCTCGAACCGCTGGCTCTCGTTGTTGGCCAGGGCGACGGGCGAACGGCTGGTGATGCGGGTGGGGTAGACCTCAAGGGGCTTGCCCGACTCGTTGCCGAAGCGCATGATGAACCACGCGCCCTCGGTGCCACGGGGCAGAGCGTCCCAGGCAACGTCGTCGTCGTCATCGCGGTAGAGTTCCGCGCTGACGCTGGCGCTGTAGGTGCCAGGGATCGAGGTCTCGAAGTCGGTCGAGAAGTCCGGGGTGTCAACCTCGTTGCCCTCGGTCGAGTTGTCGAACGAGACCAGGAACCCAGTCAGGTCCAGAGCCTCGTCAATCTCGGCCGAGGTGGGAGCCTGCGGGTCATCCACAGGCCCGAACTTGATGACGGTAAGGCTGTTGGCGATGACACGTGCCATGAGTGTCCTCCGTTAGTCGTTGATGAATGAGGAGTCCTCGAACACGGGCTCCTCGTTTGGCTGGGGGTCAGTCTCTTCCACGGGCTTGGGCTCGGGCACAGGCTCCGGTTCGGCAACCTCCTCGCCCTTGACCGTCCAGCCGAGCGCCTTGACAGCGGGGAGCATCCTCGTGCTCACCCGAGACTGGCGACCGCTGGGCGTAGTAACTTCATGAAGCATGGTCAGTCTCCGTTCGTGGGCGTACTCCAGACGTGGAATACGTCACTGATCGAGAACAGGCTGGGTCGGATCTCCGTCTCACGATCCCCTTCCCCCAACTGGACTTGAACCTGTTGGATCCGATGCTCTGGGATGGTCAGCGTCTCGGGAATCGAAAGCATGGCGTCGCGCACGCGCTCAGCCAGCATTCCGGCCTGCCTGCGCGACAGGCCCACGGACACCACCTGGTAGCGCAGGATCTTGTCGTCCTGGGCTCCAGCGAAGGGTCCAGAGGTCATTGTGACCGTCACCCTCATCTCGTGGACCACGCTGTAGGGATAATCCTGGCTCTCGGCGTCCTCGAAGTCCTTGACCGCCACACCGTCACCCACAGGCCGCATGGTCTCTTGTTCCAGGTGCTCAATGATGGCTTCGGTGTGGTCAAGGCGACTCATCGGGGCCTCCCTCGGGATGCGATGATGGGCTTGATGGCATCAACCCACAGTCGGTGGGGCACCTGGGACTCGCGCCGTGCGAGGGTGCGGGTCAGGAACGGGCGGGCTCGGGTGTAGCCAGCGGCAGGGTTGTAGGGCTTCGGAGTGCCGGGGAAGTTCGTGCCTGCGGGGCTCTGGTCGGGGTAGCCGAACTCTTGGCGGTAAGCGAGCGTGGCCCACCCTTCTGCGGCAGCCTCGGCGGCGTCACCGACGCTATCTCTGCTCGACGTGGGGTATCCCTCCCAGGACGATCCGATCTCCACCACCCACAGACGCTCTTCTTGGAACACCCGACGGTACAACCCTCGGGCTGTCCGACTTGAGATCGACTGGGCGATGTTCTGGGCTTCTTCCAGTACGTCCCCGCCCATGTCCCACAAAGCGCTGCGGAGCCATCGGTCAGGGCTCTGGGCACGTCGGGCCTGGCGACGGAACCTGGTCCACTCGGCGTTGAGATTGAAGCGAACCAAGATCATCAGAAGCCCAACCCTGCCTGGCACATGACCTTGCGCGACACCAAATCAGTGCTCATGAAGGGGTCCACAATCTGCATCGCCGAGTCAGTGAGAAGACCGTCGTCGTTGTCGGCGAACTCCACGACATCGCCAACGCGCAGGTCGTTGGCATCAGGAAGGATCCTCAGCACATAGGTTCGGGCCATCTGGTGGGCCTCACCCATTGTGAACCCGCGCTCGTAGGTGCGGGTCGAGGCGTACACGATCCCAGGACCCTCGTACACGACGGTCTTCGTCGTCAGGTACTCCAGGGAGGCGGGGTCAACTTCGCCCTGCTCATCCTTGCGGCTGATGNTGATGGTTGCGTTGGCGTGGGCAAGAAAGAGGTCATCTCGCAAACGGTCTTTCTCACTCTGCGACAACATCGCGCATCCTCATCTTGATTGCTCGGGCACGGCTGCGCTTGTCGTGGTCGCGGGCCAGGCGGTGGTAGTTCTCCACGATCTGCTGACGGTGCGTGGCAGCCTGGTCCATCTGCGTCTGAAATCCGTGGGGTGCTGCATCTGCGGCGCGCGCCCGGAACACCTGGGCTGCTGCGCGGTTCAAGTCGTAAGTCGTCTCGTAGTCTTCGTCGTCGGACTCCCGGCCCTCGTCGTCGCGCACCTTGGCGTTGTCTAGGAAGCGCTGGAGACGAGCGTCAGGCCAGTCAGTCTCGTTGCCCACGAGCCCGGTCGTCTCTCGCAGGTATGCCAGTGCTTCGCTCATCTCGTCTCCAGTCTTGGGAGGAGGGGTGGGGCTTGGATCCAGACTTGACCCAAGCCCCACCCTTTGGTAGGATCACCTCCGGGTCGGCGTTACACTGACGAGGAGGTTACTGCTACGTAGTGGTCTCCTCTTCCTCATCGAACGGCTTCTCATCCGTGGTCACGAACTGGTTCGGACGGATGTTGACTGTGTTGCGGCTGTCACGCTCGGCAACCTGGGCTGAGTTCGCCTCGGTGAGGTGGCTGTCGGTCTGCACGCGCTCGGCGGCAGCAGCGAAGCCAAAGTGCTCACGCGAGAGGCCCTCGGTCGGGCCACCAAGCGAGTAGCCCGGCTCAGCGTTCTCGTATGCCATGTTTAGTCCTCTCGATCAGTCGTGTTACGCGGGCTCGGTGATGACGGCCCACGGGAACCGGGTGGTGTCATCCCACTCGGGCTTCTCGGGGGTCGGCAGGTCACGGTACTGCCAGCCCACGCGGAAGGTGGCTCGCAGAGCCACCATGTCCTGCTGGGCCAGGTTGAAGGCGACCGAGCCATCCGCGTTGTGGATGGTGGCCTCCTCCAGCAACTTGTAGTTGATGTCCTGGCGAATGCCCACAACGACCGAGGAGTTGTCCCCGGCGAAGCCGCCCACCGTCGGGCTGTCGGGCTGGTTGCGCCACGAGCGACGGGCCGCCGAGAAATCGGTCGGGATCCCGTACACGGTGTTCGGGCTCTGGTCGGGGATGCCGGGCACGTAGATCGTCTGACCGTTTTCGTCACGGAGACCACGGAACCGGCTGCGGTAACGCGGGTCCATGAACAGGTCAGTGACCTCGTAGCCCTCGTCCTCCACGAGCGAGAGCAGGTAGTTCATGTCGTCGGCCAGGTCGCCGTCGGTACCCAGTTCCTGACCGCCCGAGGCGACAGAACCACGCTCGACGGAGTTGCCAGCCCCCACAGCAGCCTGCTTGAGGCCCTGCGGAAGAATGGCGGGCTTGTCGAGGCCGAAGAGCATGGCCTCGTCCACCTTCAGGCCGATGGCCTCCACGAGGCGCGGCTGCACCGAGCCCCAAATGTCGAAGGTGGTGTCGGCCAGGACAGCCTCGGGGATGGGAACGATCACCGCGAGTTCCGCGATGTCGATGAACTTGTTCTCCCACGCCTGGCTGGTGGTCTGCTTGAGGCCAGTGTCACCGTCCACCCAGTAGGCGGTCGGCAGGGCAGCCAGCACCGGGATCCGGCGCTGCTCGCTGGCCATCTGAATGCGGGGGAACCGGCTAAGAGCGACGGACTCCTGCACGGCCAGGTCCCAGACCTCCGAAGAGACCTCCTCGGGGACCAGGGCAGCAACGTCGCCCCGGGTGACAAGATGGTTGGTCTGTGCCATGATTGCTCCTGTGGGTCAGTGGGCTACTGGATGCCCGCCCGGCGACGAATGAGGTCATTCATCGACGGCGGGGCAGCAGGAGCCTCGCGGTTTCCGATGTTGGGTTGAGTGTTAGGACGCTGGACCAAGTTTGGGAACTCGGTCTTCAACTGCTCTACCGCCTCATCCAGACCAGTGACCTCACCATCATCATCAACGGAAAGGTTGTCATGGTCCAGCAGGCGCGCAGACTTCTCGGGATTGACGATGCCGTTCTCGGCCAACTTGGCTCGAACCTGCACCGACAACAGGCGCTCATTGGCCTTGGTGCGCTCCTCCTGACGGGCCTGCTCTGCGGCCTCCTCACGGATGCGCTCTTCCTCGGTCAACTGCGCCTTGCGCTGTGCCTCCTCCTGCTCCTTGGCACGAGTCCGGTACTTGGCGCTCTCGTCGCGCAGTTCCTTGATGTGCTTCTGCGCCCACTTGGGAAGTGAGTCAATCGAGCGACTGTCTTCGCCGCCCTCCTCTACTCCCTGTCCAGTTCCACCATCATCTCCTCCCGGCGACGACGCCGAAGGGTCCTGCGTGGCTTCAGTCTGAACGGGGTCCTGAGCCTGACTTCCCTGTTCACCCTCTTCAGTAGGCGCGGACTGCTGCGTGCCGGACTGCGGTGCTTCATTAGCCATAACAACCTCCAGGGCTGTGGTCGTGAGGAGCGACGCCAGGCCGCTCGGGACATGCTGCTGTGGTAGGTCTTAGGACTCAATGGAGATCCCTCCCGGGCGCCGCTTCGCAGGCTGGGCCGCTCGCTTATTCTTTTGCCAGTCATGTACCAGCAGTACCGACTGGAGTTCAGCGAACAGCAAAGCACCTGCGGAGAGGGCTCGGGAGAGACCGCGCAAGAATGTGCGGCCAATGTCCAACTTGAGAGATTGCGAAGGGATGAACTCTTCGTCCTCGTCCTCCTCGATCTCGACCGTGAACTCGGTCTCGGCCCCGCACTCGGGGCACGTGTGAACGTGAGTGTGGCCGCTCATGTAGAGTCCTATCAACGCTTCTTCGGCTTGGACTTCTTCTTCTTGGATGCCACCGGAGCGACATCAGAGCGAGAGATCACTGTGGCTCGTCCTCCGTCGTTTGGGTACGGTCGGGGCGTTGGCTGCGATCAGAGAGATTGTCCACTCCGTTCGGAGTCGAGGGAAGGCCCAGTTCGGCGGCCTCGTCTATGCTCCAACCGAAGGCCTGCTTCGCGGCCACCGTCGGGGGCATCCCTGCCTCGACCAGCGTCTTGAACTCCCGGGCCTGGGACTCGTTCGAGTTCACCCGGGCGTCGCGCCAGTCGGGCTTGGCCCACTCATTGCTCTCATCGCCCAGCATGGCAGCCATCATGTCCGTCCACGTGTACGAGAAGTTCATGGCGATGTCATGAACCATCTCCGCGAACGGACCCTCGTCGCTGCGAATGGCATCGCCCGACGAGTCAGCCCCAGTGCCAACCAGAAGGTGACGGGGGAGATGGGAGACGGTAAAGAAGTGGCTGATCTCGGACTGGATGGCTGCGTCGTAGTTCTGAAGTTCGGCCGCCTTGAGTTCGAGCACGTTCGTGGGCGACTCTCGATCACCAGGATCGAGGATCAACGCCGTGCCTGGCTCGGAGGTGGCCTCCTGGGGATCGATGTCCTGTTGCGTGAGGTAGACGCGCTGCGGGAAAGCGAGCGACTCGCTGGCCACCATCTTGTTGGCCCGCAACTTGTCGATCACGTCCTGAATCGGGATCACATCGTCCAGCCGCGACTCCGAGTGCCAGAGGTCCGGGGCGAAGCGCCACACTGGAACCTCGTTGAGGGCGTGCTCACCGCCGGGGTCCACGGGGTCGTACTCGAAGTGGTTGGCCAGGAGCGCGAGGGCGCTGTCGCCCGGCGTCTTGCGCTCCAGTTCATCGCGCTTCTTCGCCAGGGTCAGATCGCCCACCACACGGACGATCCGGTCGGGGTAGTAGATCACCCCTCGGACGGTTTCCTTGTCGTCCTGCCACACCTTGACCGCGAACTCCTTGACATGGGGGCGGTCCACCTCGAAGAACAGATGCGTGGTGCGGGCGTCGTTGAAGGCCGCCTGCATCTGGCCGCTGTCGTCTCGCCAGCCAATGACGAAACTCTCCCCGGCCACCATCGCGTGCTTGTAGATCCGCTTCTGCTCGCGGTCAAGGCGCAGGTTGCGCCAGGCCTGGTCGTACTCGTCCTTCTCCCAGGACTCGATCCAGAGACGGTTGAGCGGCGCGTTCACGGCCAGTCGGCAGAGGTTCAGCGAGAACTGGTCTCCCAGCCCCTTGAACATCTTGGCCAGCGCCTCATTGAGCCACACCGGACCCTGGTTCCCCTCGTAGTATTGCCAACGGCGGTTGATCGAGGGGTTCTTGTACTTGAGAGCGTCAAGCCCTGCCTGAAGGTTGACGGTATCGGTCTCGGATAGTGGCATCAGCAACTCCTATTCACGGCGCCACGCGCACAGTTCCCACCCGAGACGCCTCAAGCGTCTCTCCGTCGATAACGGACACGTTGTAGTGGGCGGCTTTCATGAAAGGACACCGAGCCTGAAGGTATTGAATACCTCCCTCTCGGTCGAAGAAAGCGGGGATTGGATGGGCAGTGCCGATCTGAATGTGGTAAGGACGGAGACTAGACCCCTCGTACTTGACGCGAAGCCATTCGCCAGGAGACACGCTTCGAGAGTCTAGCCGCATCACTGAACCTCCAGAATACCGGCCCGCTCGATAATCCACTGATCGACAGTCCCGAGGGCAACCCACAACTGATAGTCCCCTGGACCATCGTGCGTGATGTCTGCGGGACGCTGGCCGCCATCGGGGCCAATGACGACGGACAACTCGTGCTTACCTCTGCCAAGGTTAGGGTCGTCAGGGCTTACAAGCATCGCACTGACCCAACTGCTCGGCCTCACTTCAGGGTCTCTGGGGTGAAGCGCAACCTGGTGATCAGTAAGATCTTCAGGCCCGCCATAGTTGAACTGGATGGGAAAGCGCACCGCCTTGGTGCTCTCTCGTTCAAGCATCACACTCATTGCACATCCCCTACTGTCGCAGGCGGGCTAACTTCTAAAGTCTCAGATGACGTTTGGCTATGGTCTTGGAACGAAAGAACCTCGGCAGGGCCAAGCACATGACCAACGGATGCCTGGACCGCAGGTGCCGCCTCGCCCAAAGAAATCGTGACTGAACTCAATCCCTCTACGTCATGCACCGACAACTGCATCTCGGGTCCGATCAACTTGATCCGTACGAGCCGAACGAGCCCTGAGTCGAAGTGAGTTACACTCCCCGACGAAGAAACAAGAACCGCCACAGCCCCGGACACTAGGCCCACTTCTGATTGATGAGCACCTTCCGCCCCAACCAGAGCCCCATCTCCGAATGAACTGAGACCAACGTGGGGGCTGTGAGACCCCTGTCCCGAGATAGACAACCCAATGTCATCCCCGGAGAAAAGGGTCAACGAGGAGCGCAAGGATCCGTCAACCGTACCAACTTCGATGTCCCCGAAAGCCGCAAGGCTCGTGCTTGGAGCAACGAGACCACTTGACAAGGCAGTCAACTGGCCGTGCTCTGACACGAACTTGCTAGCAGTCAGTGATGATGAGCCGTGTACAACAATCGTGGGGCCGCCCGACAGGAACACCGAGTCGAGGTCAGTGAGTTGTAGGCTGCCGCTAGTAACTACGGCAACTGAAGACGAGCCAGCGGACAACGCCACCGATGTTGACAAGGTTCCTTCGCCGACAACACGAACAACGTCGTTTCCTTGAAGAACTGCAACAGACGGGGCAAGGGATCCTGAGCCTTGTAGAACACCCGTGTTAGACCCGGCAGACAATGAAACCGCTGCTAAGATCTCTGACTCCCCGGCAGTAAGCACAACGGCCGGGGCGCCGGAAGACAGCGCTGCTCCTTGAACAAAGGACCCGTCCCCAGCAGTAAGCACAACGGCCGGGGCGCCGGAAGACAGCGCTGCTCCTTGAACAAGAGACCCGTCCCCCGAAGGAACAAGGATCTCGTTGCCGGAAGACAGCGCTGCTCCTTGAACAAGGGACCCGTCCCCCGAAGGAACAAGGATCTCGTTGCCGGAAGAGAGAACAACTCCGGCACTCAGGCCACCGCCTGGTTGTACGTCAACAGCAACGCTTCCCTGGCCCCCAAAGAAACCGTCGCCATCCTCTTGACCCTCAACCTCAACCCACTCAGAGGGCGGATCTTCTATCTCTTCCGTGTTTACGCGGTATCGGTAGGTCTCCGCAATGTCAGGAGCAGGACCCGTAGCAAGGGGGCCTCCCGCGAAGACCACGGAGGCCCAATCCCCAGACGCGAACGAACCGTCAGGAACGCCCAACACTGCTTGCCACTCAACACCCCCGACCTCGGCAGTGTTTCTGTCGTTCGGCCCGCCACCAGTGTTAGGTGTGCTGACATCGACAACGACGCTGCTCTCGTCAGAGCCAGACCAGGACGCCTCCACGGCCTGTCCTGACGTAGAGGCCACGTCTTCGGTGGAAGACGCAACCTCCTCACCGTTGACAAGGATAGCGACAGTAGTAGTGGGCGCTCGGTTGCTGTTGTTGGTTCTGCGAACCCAGACTCGGATGGTTTGGATCGCTTCCTCATCCAGAGACCCCGGATCAGGAAATCCAACCACTAACTGAGTGGAACTTGCCGAGTCCAGAGCCTCGTACCATCCAGCACTCTCATCAGCAAGATCCGTGAGGGTACCCGACAAGTTGTCGACGGTCAGTTCTTGATTAGGGTAAACGGCCTCAGACATTGAATCCCCGGAAACAGTATGTCGTCTTCATCACGCCACCTCTTTCCGAGGATGCCCTACGAGTCAGTGATGCTGGTTGAACGAACGCCAATGAACTTTCGGTCAGGAACCCAGTCTCCAGAACTCTCGTCCCACCTCTGACGCTCTACAACATAAGACCCGGACACCGAATCCCACGACAAAGAGACGTGGTTTGACCCCGGAACCCGAGATGCATGAAAGTTGTAGTTGGGCTTGTCAAGAGCATTTTGGAAGACAGTGATTGCTTCTTCATCGCTGATAAAACGATCAAACACGACAAGATCGTCAAACCAACCGCCGTTTTCGTCTGAGATGCTCCAACCAGAGCGGANGTCAATGTGCAGTTGTCCGTGAAGAGACAAGTCCCACTCATCCTCAACACTAAGGCTTTGATCAGTTAGGGGCAAGCCATCAAGCCACATTCTATAATCGTGGGCGACAACATCTACTCCTACAATGATGTGGTGGGAGTTTCCGTCGTGTAGGCTAGTGCCTTCGGGAAGTCGGTGAGACGCCAGCACTCTATACCCCGCGTCGTCGATCAAGCGAAACGTCAAGAACGAACCGTCTTTGACGTGGTAGAGGTTGGCTTGTCCCGGGCCGACGGCGCCACGGAACACTGTGACTGCATCGATTCCCTCGTAAGGGATCTCTGCCTGGAACCACAAAGCCAAAGTCACTGGATGTTGAGTCAGCGCCTGATCGAACCCAGCAATCTCTTCCGGTATCCTGATGGCGTGGAACGAGGTCGAGCCGGAAGTGTAGATTGAAGATTGTGACCTTGGTGGAAGAGGCTCACTGAAACTGTAGGTGGTGCTCGATCTTGGCCACGGCCGGAGCGAACCTTCTGCGAGGTTTTCAAACTCTTCGGGCTGGATTGGGCCTTCAGCCAACGTCGCCACTTCGTCAAACGAAGCCCAAATGACAGGGCTCAAAGAAAGCAGATTTTGGCCGTAGAGCGGCGGCGGCAGCGAAACCTCAACTCCGTTGGACCAATCACTGGTCGGAGCAGGATCGGTGGTTGCATCATCGCCCGTGCTCCACTCGCTTTCTTGGGGCACTGCCAATACGTCGTCCTCGCCCGCAGTGGCAACAGCAGCCGCCATCGCTGCCTCGAAATCAACGATGCCCTCGGAGAAGTGTTCTCCAATCAGATTGGAGTCCGCAGCCGTATCTCGCACAATGGTCTTGGTTTCTTCGGCGGTGAGCCAAGGACACAGGGCACGAATGAATGAGGCAACGCCAGCAGCCATTGGGACCGTGTAAGAGTTCCCAAGGCGGTCTCTCGGACCACTGAGGTCCACAACACGAGAAGGCCAAACGCCAGCAACCGTCGGCTGGCTGCTTAGAAGGCCACTTCCGCCCACCGCCGCGTGAGGACTTTCTTCGTCGTCAGTGAGTTCAAATCCGGCAACGGGCATCGTTCTGTCTTGATCGTCCGAAGCCCATCCGTAGTCGTTGTCTTCATCGTTTGAAATAGGAACAACCAGAAGAACGTCGTTCTCGACTGCGTAGTCCATCGCGTCTTCCAACACGCTTGTAATAGACACACGGTACGCGCTTGCAACCACCTTTGCCCCATCGTCCACAGCGTAGGTTAGTCCTGCGGCCACGGTGGACGTCCTTCCAGACGCGGCCAACTGATTACGAACCGGGACGAGTTGAGTAGCGGGAACTATTCCTGTTCCTCTTTTGGGCACCAAGTCCGGAAACCGAAAGTCAGGGGCACCTACCATTGCCGACGCGGAACGAAGTTCGTGCTCGCTCGTGCCATCTTCATCGCCCAACTCATCGGTATCTTCGTTGTCTTCTTCGATGTTCGATCCTGGGCGACGAACCAATCGGTGCTCGGGGATGTTTCCTTCGGGATACGCCGTAACTCCCGAGCCAAGAAGATAGAGTTTTGCGTGTTCCCAAGGGAAGCCTCGACCGTACAGGTCCCAAACAGGCTGTGCTTTGTGCGTCTCCTGAGCCAACGACAACACATCCGACACGTCGGTCTCAGGATCAAACGGATGAATCCACTCTGTAGGGTGTACTTCCGTGGGCTCCGAGTCAAGGTTCGTGTCGTCATCGTCGGTCAGAGGCGGCTGGTTCGCTATCTCATCTTCCATTGTCCACTCTTCAGGGACGGCTGGAAGATCCTCTTCAACGTAGTCCACGTCAGACTGCGTCAACAACCACTCAACAAACTCGTCCTCAGCCTCCAGGGTAACGGCTGGCCGTCGCAGTTGTGGCAAAGAAGCGCGAACTTGCTTTCCTTTGAAAAGCCGACCGACCCTTGATTCAATGGACTCGCTGTGATCCTTGAACCCCACAACCACCTGTCTCATGTCCACCCCGCTACGATGTTATGTCTAACCAAGGATGTTTCGTACCCGAGCCCTGAATGAATACGGAGTGTCAGGAGCCAGTTCTTCTACTAAATAGAACGCAACCCCATCCTCTGCCGGGATAGACTCGGCCAGCATCAGCCAGTCCGCTTCCTGCACCTCAGTCAAAGGCTTCGTAACAAACTGCACATCAAAGTAGGTGTCTGACTCCGCTCCCACAATCTCCAAGAGAATCATTGTGGGAGATTGGGCGGTGGCGGTAATCGACGGTGGGTTGGGGTCAGCCATCGCTACTCCAAAGATCAGTCAGAGACGGATGCGTAGTCAAAGAACGTGTCGTTGGCCAGAAGAGTAGCAGTCCCGTCGTTACTGAACGTCTCGGGGGTAGTAAAATCGAAGCCGCCGAAC